CTCTCTCTCTAGCCTCCGGCCGACGTTTCTTCTCGGGAAGTACGACGCTGCGAACACCGGCGGCGCGGACACGTTCAAAGATCTGGACGATGTCGAGGAAATCATTCGCCGGCACCACGATCATGCTGAAACCGTCTTGTTCGAGGGCATCCGCGTGAACGGTGGCCACTCGCAATGGATAGCCTTGGCGAACATCTATCCTGCCGATTACCGGATAATCTTTCTGACCACCCCTTTGGAAGTCTGTATCGACAACATAATGTCGCGACGGGCGAAGATCGGTAACGACAAACCGCTCGGGAACGTTCGCGTCGGGGTCGAGGATCACTTCCGACGCAATCAACGCCAATGGGACCATTTTCGCGATCGGCCTGGCGTTACTCGATGCCGTCTCTCGTCACCCGAAGCCGTCGCCCAGATCGTCGAGTGGGTATCGTGACTATAGTCAACCTCCGAGGCACCAACGGCTCGGGAAAGTCGACCGTCGCTAGAGCGCTTATAGAGGCCGGGGAGACGCGGGAAATCGATTTAGCCCCTTATACGACCGCCGCGGGGAAACCGCGCTCGGTGACCGGCTACGCGGTCCCTAGCCTCGATCTAATCGTGGTAGGGCCTTATCGGACTGCGTGCGGAGGATGCGACGCGATAAAGACACAGGATTTAGTCAAGGAAAGCGTGCGGCTCGCCGCTAACCGCGCGAAGCACGTGTTCTTTGAGGGTATCATCATATCGACATTGTATAGCGGCTATCGCGTTCTATCTGACGAGCTTCGCGCGGCGGGGCACCATTATTGCTGGGTATACCTGGATACGCCGATTGACGTTTGTCTTGAGCGTATTCAAGCCCGGAATGGAGGCAAGCTAATAAAGGAGGCGCTCGTCGAGGATAAGGTGAAATCGATCAAGGCAACCTTCAATAAGGCGTTTCGCGCGTGTTACGGCGACCTCCCTAACGCGGGGGAAGACGTGCTTATGGTCGATCATCTCGACGCGATTGATTCGGTTAAGGAATTGTTTTAGGATGGACCTAAACGCAATACATAAGCGTTCGGGGGATGAGAACGTTCTAAAAGAGGTTCTTGTCAATGGTTCGTATCGTAAGCGCAATATTGATTTCGACGTAGAACCGGGCGAACGATGGCTTGATCTTGGTGCTAATATCGGAGCGTTCGCGCTTTATGCACGAGAACGGGAAGCAGATGAAGTAATCTGCTATGAACCCGAGATCGAGTGTTTTGACCTTTTAGAACAAAACGTCCCAGAGTTTGAGACAATCCGCGCCGCCGTTACGGTGGCTAGTCGGGACTCTCGAATTCCTTTCTTCGTAAGACCAGACAGCTTTTCTCGCGGAACTGTATGTAATGTGCCTCGGTTCCTCGTGAGAGGAACCGTTCCTAACATCTGGGCGGGCTCCCTAATCGATGAAGAGTTCGACGGCATTAAGATGGATATCGAAGGTTCTGAGGGACCCATTCTGGACGATTGGCTTTTACCGAAATGTAAAAAGCTAGTTCTGGAGTATCATACGTCGCGCGATCATAGTGCTGCCAATCTCGGACGACGGCTGGAGATACTTAAATCTAAGTTCAAAATAGTTAGCTATCCACCGGAGTACAATCGAGCCGTTGCGATGGGCGGCCGTATCATGACGCATCCTCCTAATATCATCCGGTTTGATCGATTGATCTTTTGTCGTAACCCTCTATGAACATCCTGCCTTTCCTCTATTGGATAAACGCCCGCGAAACTATCCGCTTGAAGCGCGCGGCCGGTGAACCGCCACCGTGGACCGACGATCCGATTCTCCAGCAATACAGATTCTGTAACGTGCGACGTGAAGACGATAAGGTAACAATCTGGATTCGCGAGAATATCCGCGAGCGTTACGTCGATCATCCCGAGCTCTGGTGGATGCTTGCGTTAGCTCGAACGATAAATTGGCCGGACACGATCGCCGAGATTATAGCGGCGGACGCTTGGTCAACCAGACAAGGCTTCACGCCCTCTGACATGACCCCGATCCTAGAAGCCCGGAAAGCTCGCGGCGAGAAGGTCGAAACAGGCGCATATATGATCAGGCCAGAGTCCGATCACACTGTTTTCTGGTTCTCCTGGTCGAAGCAACGATACGTCGCGGAGGTCGTCCTAGGCCGCCTGTGGGACGATCGCGCTCAATGGAATAATATTCCGACGACGCTTGCGGCTAAGCACGCTTGGCTAATGGGACACCGAGGATGGGGTCCGTTTATGGCTTTCCAAGCGGTAGTTGATATGTGTTTTACCCCAATCCTCTCTAGCGCAGAGGATTGGGGTAAGTGGGCCGCGGCCGGTCCGGGTACTCTTCGTGGGCTAAATCGGTTGAACGAGCGCAACCCCAAGGTTCCCCTGTCACAAGAGCGAGCCCTCAACGAGTTAAAAGCCTTAGAGGCTTTACTTAGGAAAGAAACCGACGTAAATTTCGATTGGACCGATGTACCAAATATCTGCTGCGAAGTGGATAAGATGTTGCGTATAAAGAACGGCGAAGGACGACCGCGTAATCTTTACCGGGGAAGCCAGAGATGATAATCAATATTCGTGGTACTGGTGGATCAGGTAAGTCTTGGGTCGTTCGCCAGATGATTGATAAATTCGGTGCGACCACTTACGACAAATCGATCCTAGGGCATATATTAAATAATAACACTTTCATCCTCGGCCCGTACGCAAAGGAATGGGGAGGCGGATTTGATAATTTATCGAAAGAAGAACGGGATCAAGACAATGTCCAGCGCGTTATCGAAAGACAAGTGTCTATTTTCGGCGCTGATGTTGTAAATCGAAATCACTCCCAAGGACAAATACAAGAGATCGTCGAGAGACAATCGCTTAACGTGATTTTCGAGGGTCTTCTTATTAGTGGCATCTACGGTCGTTACCGCGAGCAAGCTCGCCGACTCCCGGACTTTAGGTGGGTTATTTTAACGACCCCACTTGAACAGTGTATTGAAAATACGAAAAAAAGACGTATGCTTCGCGGCAAATCCCCCGAGTTCGATCCTACGCAGACCGCCAACAAATACAAAGCTGTTCGATCGGTTTGTTATAAGGCGCGGGTGGACGGTATGAAGGTTTTTCAAGTTACCTCGAACGAGGCGGTCGATCTTATTTCAGAGTGGATAAAGTAATGCACCTAATCCGCGCCCGCAACGCCCACTCCGCCCTCCCGCTCGGCCTCCGCTACCTGGAGGGCTACGGCGCCTCCCAACGCAGCCGCGGCGGCGACGTGATCGTAGCGCCGGGGCCGGTCGTCACCGAGTATACGCACCCGTGCGAGCGCGTCATATTGTAGAAGTAGGAGAAAACTGTAATGCACATAATTCGCGTAAGAAATGTAAATGACGCGTTACCTGTTGGTATGCGTTATTTAGAAGGGTACGGCGTCGCGAAGCACTCGCGCGCGGGAGACGTTACGGTAGCGCCGGGGCCGGTAACAACTATTTATGATCGCCCCGAGGAACGCGTCATTTTCAATCGCCCATCAGCCTCCCCATTTTTTCACTTCTGGGAAGGCATCTGGATGCTCGCCGGTCGGAATGATCTCGCATCCGTTACGCAGTTTGTAAAGAACATGGAGAACTTTTCTGACGACGGCGTTACGCTCCGCGGTGCCTACGGTCACCGTTGGCGGGTCCACTGGGGATACGACCAAATCACTAAGATTATCGCGCTGCTAAGAACAAACCCAAATAGCCGTCGGGCCGTCCTCACGATGTGGGACCCAGATCTCGATCTGAACGAGGACGAAAGTGCGACGAAAGATGCTTGCTGCAATACTCAATGTGTATTTGGAGTCTCCCTTGGCAAGAGAGATGAATCCAACCGATTAAATATGACCATATTTAATCGTTCAAATGACATTATTTGGGGATTGATGGGTGCAAACGCTGTCCACATGTCGATGTTGATGGAATATGTCGCAGCACACCTTGGCCTCGTCGTTGGAACAATGACGACGGTAAGTGTTAATTATCACGCTTACCTTGACGTATTTAACGAGACCTACGTCGGCACACTCCGTGCTATAACTTCTGAACCTTCCCCCTACGCCTCCGGCGTCGTCTCCCCCTATCCCATGGTCACCAACCCCGAGACTTGGGATACGGACCTAGCCTCATTCATGTCGATCTGCGATTATCACTTGTCCGACGGCAAAGGACCGGCGCCGAAGACGCCACCCTACAACAACTCGTTCTTTTACGAGGTCGCCCGTCCATTATGGCGACGCACGCGGCCTATAAGCGCAAGAATTATCTCCACGCTTTCGAGATCCTCGAAGAGTGCG